TCAGTAAGAAGACTGGAAGATGCAATAGCACTACCACATCCGTAAGTCTTGAACTTAGCATCAGTAATGATATCATTCTCTACCTTAATCTGAAGTCGCATAACATCTCCACATGCAGGAGCTCCAACCATACCAGTGCCAACAGTAGGATCGCTCTCGTCCATCTTGCCGACATTTCTAGGATTCTCATAATGATCTAATACTTGTTTACTGTATGCCATACAGCACCTCTATTAAACGTAGAAAGATTCTCCACAGCCACATTCGCCTGCAACGTTAGGGTTCAGAAATTTAAACCCAGAGTTCAGACCCTCTTTTAACCAGACCAACTCTGATCCAGCTAAATATGTTTTACTTTTTTCATCTATTATTAACGTTACACCTTGATCGTGTATAACAGTATCGTGTCGATCCATGTTGTATGAGTACTCTAGCACGTAAGCTAAACCACTACATCCAACTGTACGAATTCCAATTCGAATGCCTTCACAGTCAGGTTTGGCTGCCAGTCGATCTCGTAGAGGTTCGTATGCTGATTCACCTATGGTTATCATATTATTCGCTAACTGATTTAACAAAGAAAGTAGGCGTGTTGCCATCAAAGCCACTACCCGCATTCAGTAACGACAGCATTCTATTTGCATCTTCTGCGCTTTTAGTGATATAGAGATTTAGACCTGTAGAATTCTCTAGGACATGAAACTCTTTTGAAACCTTCTTTACAAGGTAGAGCATTACTTATTCTCTAGCTTCTTGATTCTTTCATCCAACTCGGGCCATACATCAAACTCATGTAACTCTTTACATGGATGGCTATTTTTCTCTAGATCAACAATTCTGGCTTCTAGTGCGTCTATCTTTTTAGATACATTAGGATACTTGGTTTTCCATGCAATATTCTCTTTGTCAAGAATATCGATACCATATCTCTCTGTTGCCCAATCTGCAATATCATCGAATTTGTTATAACACCAAATTCCAGCTCTTGTGTCTTTGAACCATTTAGTCGATGCGGCACCCAATAGTGATCCCGCAACACTGCTTACTATCCACAACCACATACAATTCTCTCCTAGCTTAAATACTTGTTTACTAATCTATGCAATCTACCACTCTTCATTAATGAATGAAATCTATTCCAATATCCTATCATAATTCCTTTATTTAAATCCGCCAAAGTTTGGTTTTTTATCTCCGGCTCGTTTTCTGTAAGATATAACACTATCGTTATTACCCTCTTTCTTTTCATCTTTCATACGACTAGCAAAGTTACCTTTATCTGCAACAGGAGTATCATCAACTAAGTTTTGCGCTGATTCTTCAGTATCAAACAACTTCATTTTAGATCGATCAATTCCTATTACAAAACGTTTCAGATAGTTTGTGTCGCCCCACCTGTTCTTCAATTGCTTTACCATAAGTTGTCCTAAACCCTCTAACTCTTCAGTAGAGATTAGACCAAACATAAAGTCAGCAGTAGCAGGTAGACCAAAAGACTCAGAAGTATCTTCTAAGTTTAAGTCTGAACTACTATAACCAGTACGAGTTGTCTGTGTCGCACTTAAGATTGGCACATTAAACTCTACAGCTAAACCCCGTAGTTCTTCTGCAATTGCCTTAATCAAAGTGTATGAGTTGACATTTGCACCTGCTTTCATTCTTGAACTCGTACATATATTTAGATAATCTATATAGACGATATCTGGGTGAAAGTTCTTTTTTAGCTTTAATTCATTCAAAAGGTGTCTAAAATGTGCAGAACCTGCACTGGCTGTGGGATACTCTTTGACGATCAACTTGCCAGTTGTCTTGCCTTTCACTCTATTAACTCGCTTCATGTATACATCTTTAGGTATTTCTTGAAGTGCATCAATTGTAGTGTTTAGTAGATTAGCGTCAATACGTTCAGCAATCTTTTCTTCTGCCATCTCCATAGTAATGTATAGAACATTTTTGCCGTCCATAAGATTGGCTGCCGCACAATGAGTCATGAACAATGTCTTACCAACACCAGTACCTGCGAGAGCAATACTCAGAGATTTACGAGACAAGCCACCTTTAGTGATCTTATTGAATAAGTCTAAGTCAAACGAAACTTTGTCTTCTTTCGTATGAT